TCAGAATATAGAATTACTGTAGTATTTAGTATAAAGGCAACTGATGAAGTTGCTGACGTAGAAATTAACTTAAGACGACTCAGGTAAATAGACATGGCATCAAATTTAAATGTTACAGAATTAGACTTTGATCAGATAAAGGAAAATTTAAAAAGCTTTATGAAGTCACAATCGCAATTTAAAGATTATGACTTTGAAGGTTCAGGTCTAAACGTGTTAATGGATGTTCTTGCATATAATACACATTATAATGCGATGCTAGCTCACTTTGCTCTTAACGAAGCATTTCTTGATTCAGCTCAAATTCGTGGTAATGTTGTATCACGTGCAGGACTACTCGGTTATACTCCACGATCAATACTAGCACCACGATCAACAGTAAAGTTAGTTGTAGATGTAAGTGCTTATCAAGGTACAATTCCTTCGGCACTTGTTGTAGAAAGAGGTACTAAATTTAATTCAGTTGTTGATGGTGTTTCATATACGTTTTCTTCTTTAGAATCTCAAACTGCTATTTTAGTTGAAGATGACGCTAGTAAAACATATACATTTGACGAGATAACATTAGGTCAAGGTAAGTTTAGATATCTATCGTATCGAGTAGATAACGAAATAGAAAATCAAAAGTTTCAGCTTTCTGATTTAAACGCTGATACATCTTCATTACGAGTTCGTATTCAAGAAAACCAAGATTCGAATGCATTTGATTCTTATGTTAAATTTACTACATTACAAGAAATCGATTCATTAAGCCAAGTGTATCATTTACAAGAAAATTCAAGTGGCTTTTTCCAAATATATTTTGGTGATGGTATTATTGGTAAGAAGCCAGTAAATGACAATATTGTAACACTCGATTATCTTGCAACTGATGGGCCAGCTGCAAACGGTGCAAATACGTTTACTCTTACAACAGATTTTCCAACTTTGACTGGTAACATTAATACAACTGTGACTACGCTTACTACAGCTACTGGTGGTACTCAAGCTGAGACCACAGAGTCAATTAGATTTAATGCTCCTATTACATTCCAAGCTCAGGATCGAGCAGTTACATCTCAGGACTATGCTGCAATTATTCAGCGCAACTTTGCTAATATCGAATCTATTTCTACATGGGGTGGTGAAGATAATGTTATTCCTGATTATGGAAAAGCATATCTAAGTATTAAGCCATTGATTGGTAATGTGCTTACTCAAAATGAAAAAAATCAAATTGTCGATATTTTACAAAATAAAAATACAGTATCTATTAAACCTGAAATACTAGATCCAGAATTTACAAATATCGAACTAGACGTTATATTTAAATATAATCCTGCTCTTACAAGTAGAACAAAACAAGCAATTGAATCATTAGTAACTGATACAATTTTAGATTATAACTTTAACCAACTTAATAAGTTTGATGGTGTATTTAGACACTCTGAATTATTAACTCTTGTTGATAATTCTGATCCAGCAATTACAAGTTCTACGATAAGACCATTTATGTATAAAAACATAGATGCTAGTACAATAAAAGCCGATAACACATTTACTTTAACTTATGCCGGCAAATTCTTTATTAAAAAAGGAAAAGAATTTAGCATTGACAGTACAGCATTTAAAATTGGTGGTATAGATCATTTCTTCGGAGACTTAGAAATCGAAGGATCTAATAATAGAAAGGTTATGGTATATAAAGTAGTAAATGCGCAAAATCAGGTTGTAGTACCAGATGCAGGAGAAATAAATACTTTAAATGGAGTAATTACATTAAATAATTTTGCAGTAGATACACCAACGACAATACAAATAACAATTGCTCCTGATTCATTAGATATTGCGCCAAAGAGAAATCAAATTATTAATATAGAAGCTTCACGTATTCTTGCTTCTGGATCAATTGATCAAATTGCATATTCAGGACCTTCTGGAACTCTTGATTATTCAACTACAAGTAGATTGAGATAATATATGTCAGTTAAAAGTTTAAAAAATTTAGATTCATTTTCTCGTGGTTATATTGAAGGTCGTACTACACAAGTTGACTTTGATACAACATTATCGGGTGATGTAAAAACTGCAATAACAAACAGCACTGAGATTGTTTTTACTAGTAAATTAGTCAAAAATGAAGGCTTATATAATGAAATAGTTCCTGTTATTGGCCAAGTAATATCGGCCGAAGGAATCGATGGTATACCTAAAATAGTATCATTTACTTTAGATAATGGTAATGGTGAATCAACTATTAGTATAGATATTCCTCAAACTCTTGATGCTAATACTTTTATAACTGTAAGCGATACTAATTCTGGTCTTGACCAATATGATATTGTTGGTAGCACATTATCACGATCAAAAGAAGATTTAAGAATTAATGATCTTATACCAGAACAACTTTTAGATCATTCGGGGGATGTTGATTCTGGTGGTATACAGCCTTTCCTTGATGCATATTATAAATTTATGAATACTGAAGAGTTTCTATATAAAGAAATAGAAACCTTTGAAGATGTAGTTATTAATAATGTTGCAACGATTCGTATACCAGATCCGGATTTAAAAAATACTAAGTTTTTTAGTCAAGCTGCTGCTCGTAGTGCGCAAATTATTGACTTCGAAGGCAATATTTTAACAGTTGGAGACAATTCAATTGATTATGATATTGCAGTAGATGATATTAATATTTTTAACGTAGATAATTTACCTACTGATATTTCATTAGATAGTAACTCAGGAAGAACATTATCAATCGTAGGATTACCAGCAAGATTAAATAATAAAAAAATTACAGTTCGTACGTCAGTACAAAATCTTGTCATCTCTAATCCATCCTTTAAATTAAATACGTTAGAAGATGCTTTAAATATTAATGAGACTGACGAAGAACTTTTAGATATGATGCAGCGAGAAATCGCCCCTTCTATTGATAAAAATATTAATGTAAATAAAAGAGCTCTTTATCAAAGACTAATTGATTTTTATAGAATACGTGGTTCAAACGATTCGATTGATTTATTTTTTAAATTGTTTTTTCAAGATCAAGAAATTGATGTTACATACCCATGGGATTCTACGCTTAAAACATCGATGGGTAACTGGGATAATCAAACATTAGTTGCTGCAGCGTATGATAAATTAAATACTGATTTAAATGCTTCAGATGCGGCTGCAGGCGACGATTATGGTAGTTCTATTTCATTAGATGCTGTGACAAAATTAGTAGCTGTAGGTGCACCAGGAAAAGATTCGGATGAAGGTGCTGTATATATTTATAATACTGGTGATAATGGTTACACTTATAGCTCAGAAGTAAAAATTGAAAGTAATACTGGATCGGGAGGTGATAAGTTTGGTTCAGTTGTATCTTTATCTGATGAAATAGTTGCAATATCAGCTCCAGAAGATACTGAGTATAATGGTGGAACTGCAGCTGATAGTGGTACTGTAGAAATATGGCAAAGATTTTTAACACAAGCACCTTCAACATATCAATGGCGTTTTCAGTCGAAACTTAGTGGCAGTACTGGAGGATTAAACTTTGGTAAAGACATATCATTAGATAGAGATACCTTAGCAGTTTGTGTTCCTGGTTACGTAAATGCTGATCGTTCAAATGGTGCGATTATTGTCTATAAAGGTACTGGTTCTAGTTGGGTACAATCGCAAGTTATTCCTACTCCACTAGATGTGAATGAAAATGGAGAAAATGGTTGGGGTGAAAAGGTACATTTAAAAGGTAATTATTTAATTGTTTCTTGGCCTAGTAGAAATAATAATACAGGTTCAGTAAGTATATTTACTAAAAACCAATCAACAGGTTTATTTAATGAAATACCGGAAGATATATTAGTACCTAGAACATTAGATACTGGCGATTTATTTGGAACGTCTTTTGATTTAGATGCAATAACAAATCCAGCAAAACCGATTTGTGCAATTTCTTCACCAGGATCTAGATCAGTATATATTTTTGAAAGACACGTTGCGAGTAATAATGTTGTAAATTGGGATTTACAGGATAGATTACAACCATCAGTTGGACAACTTGATGATGGTTTTGGTACATCATTAAAAATATTTAATAATAATGTATTAGTAGGAGCACCGCTTTCTGATGGAATAGATGATACTAACCTTATTACAAACTGTGGATTAGTATATCATTTTGAAAAAATAGATGAATGGCTTCAAAAATCGACATATAATGAAATTAAAACTGCTAATAATAAGTTTGGTTCGTTCGTTGAAATTTCTAAAACCGATGTATATAACTTACTTGTTGGTACACCTTTATCAAGTGCAGGTGGTCATATTATTAATTTCAATAGACCGTCTCAAGTAGGTAAGTATTTAAATAACGAAGGCTTTTTATCTGATAAACAAAAAATACAAGATTCTGAATTTTATCAAAAGTTTTCGTATGTAATTAAAGCTGGTCGTAATATATCTCAATGGAAAAACGTTTATAATAAATTAGTTCATCCAGCAGGATTTAAATACTTTGGCGAAATTTTAGTTGTAATTAAAGCTGTACGTGATGTTTTAGGTGATGGGGCTGGTCCTGAAGGTCCGAGAACAACAATTACCGAAAGAACAAGAGATCTTTTTGGTAACGAAATAACAGAAGAAAGAAACGTAATTGCATATAGCAATGCAGCGGCGTTTAGAAAAACTCTTTCTGCTATGCCAGGAATACAGCCTGGATTGATGCGTGATGATCTTGCATTACTTATTATAGCACTGGCTTCTTTCTTTTCTCCTTCTACAGATGCTCGCCCAAATAGATCAGCAAGACTTTCTATTGTAAAACTTGAAACTGGTGGAACTATTCCTGCAGATGGTGTATCAATTGTTGAGCCTGGTGCTGGTTATAATACTGCTCCAACTGTAACAGCATCAGATGGTTCTGATGCTGTATTTGAAACTGAAGTAAATAGATTTGGTGAAGTAGTAGATGTAATTGTAAAAGGTGGACATCCGCTTACTACATCTACTCCAACTAATTCAACTTCATTTATATTCGATGGAACTGCAGATAATAATCGAAGTACCGATACTACTGTAACTGCTATATCAACCGGTGGTTCGCGTTCTTCTGGTTCGGGCATCGATGGCGAAGTTACTATTGTTATTGGTGCTGATGATACAATTGAAAGTGTAACAGCTACAACTGCCGGCACAGGATATAAAGTCGGTGAAGTAATTACAATTCCGGGAAGTGATTTAGGAGGAGGTGCTGATCTAGAACTTATAGTAAACCAAGTACATTCCGGAACTGGTTATGATACAAACTCATCTCTTACTGTACAACCATTAAGCGAAGTTGCTAATAGTGGTACAGAAACTGCTATTGGTAAAGTAACCGATTTAACAGAAATTACATTAGCAAGTAATCCATTAACAGTTGGTATTTTTTATAAAATATTAGATTTAGGTGATGCAACTTCAGCAAACTTCAATGCAATATCAACAGAAGAATATGATAGAGAAACTTGGGAAGTTGGTGATGTATTTCAGGCTGAAACTACTGGCTCGAGTTTAACTACAACAGCAAAACTACAAGTTGCAGAAATAGGTTTAACTATTAATCTAAATATAACTAAAAAATACAGAATACCACCTATTGTAAGCATTGCTTCTCCTGATGCAATTGATTCAATAGGTCAGCCTTTATCAACCAACATTAATGCAGAAGCAAGACTTACTCTTAATACTGAAATTCCATTAGATGGTACAGCAAGGCTTGTATTAAGAAATAGATATATAGTAGCATTTAAAGGTGATGCCACCGATGCTAACTTTAATTCTATCGCCAAAGATCAGCAAACAACATGGAATGTTGGAGATACATTTATTGCATATAATGATGGAAGTGTATTATCTTCAACTGCTGCTACTGTTGTACCTTATGATGCTGATGGTAAATTAAATGGATTTAGAATTACAAATGCTGGACTAGGATATATTAATGATCCAGAAGTAAAAATAATAAGTAACTCTATTCACGAAAAACGAGTGCCTACAGTTATACCAATAAGAATTGTAACAAATGGTAATGATATTCAACATATCGATGATGATACTGGAAGAGTTACTACAACAAATGTCGATAGAAATAATAATTATTTTGCAAGAAAAATATATAATGAAAACCCAATATTAGGAGTTAAGAAGTTTACTGGAGAGTATCGAATTGATCAATTATCATCATTTACTATAGAAAATGTCGATACAAGTAGTATAAATAATCTTAACGTTAACACAATTATTCAACCTGAAAAGGACCGAAGTTCCTAGGATACAATTATGGCCGCAATCGTTTCAAACAATTTTAGATCACTTAACGCAAAGGGTTTTATCGAAGACGTAAGATCTGAGCAAAGTAACATTTACATTGGTGTGGGTAAAACTACAGCTTGGCAAGATTCAAGCCCGAATTTGCAAGATTTTACCGATGGTCAAGCTCCATTACCGGTAGATACCATTGACGATGCCAACGAAGCTCGGGCTAATATGATTGGCATGAAGTTATTGAAAAATAACGAAGTATCGCATGTAGTTCCAAGATATGACTGGACGGCAGGTACTGTGTATACACCATGGGATTCGGATGATCCTAATATTTTCGAAAACTCGGAAAATCCTTTTTATGTTTTAACAAGAGACTTTAAAGTATATAAATGCATAGATAGATTATCTAGTACAACTCTAGCATCTGATGTTCCAGTAAAAGTACAAGCTGCACCATTTGAAACAGCTGATGGTTATAAGTGGAAGTATATGTATACCGTTATTGCTACTGATTCAGAAAAGTTTTTAACTCGTTCTTATATGCCAGTTAAAACACTTACTGTTAGTACTGAAACTCAGGCTGTTGCTGGACAAACTGCTGCAGCAAATAGTGCATTTACAATTGAATTAGAGAATGAAAATCCAAAAATTACTGTAGGCCAACGAGTAAGTGCAAGTGTCGTAACTGGTACATTCGCGAATACGACTGTTGTAACTGCAGTATCAGGCAAATTCGTAACTCTTACAGCAAATACAGTTGAATATACTACTACTGCTAGCACCATTTTAACATTTGGTGATTTTGAAGATACTAACCCTCTTTATGATCAGCAACAAGCTCAGAAGAATAGTATACCACTTGCGGGCGGTATTGATCGTATTGAAGTAACTGATGCTGGTAGTGGTTATACCGATACAAATAGCGCTATAGCTGATGAGATTTTTATTGTAGGTGATGGAACTGGTGGAGCTGTTACTACGGCAAGTGTAACTAAAATTAGCAATACAATTACTAGAATTGTTCCAAGTAATCCTGGTACTAATTATAGTGTTGCTCAAGTATCTATTATTGATAGTGAATTACTAGGTTCTGGATTTAAAGCAAGAGCAATTATTCCACCTCCATCTGGTCACGGTGTAGACCCTGTAGCAGAGCTCGGTGGTTTTTATGTTGCCGCAAATACACAAATTAGTGGAGTTGATGATACTGATATTGCAAATAACCAGGACTTTAGACAAATCACTATACTTAAAAATCCTACGGTTGGTACAGGTTCTGCAGAAAAAGTTGAGACTAAAGCTGCAGCAACAGCAAGAGGTAATAATCGCGGCACATTTAGAGCAACTAAGTTTTTAAGTTATGATACTGGTGACGCAAATATTCAATCTGCTGTTGTTGGTATGGCTAATGTGGTCCAAAATGGTAATGATGTATTGTTAAAAGGCAGCCAAGGTGCTGCGTCAGCTCAAGGGGTGATACCTCGAGCTTATGTTACAAATGTAGACACAACTGCAGGTAAAATATATTATGTACAAAACAGTCTTACTGGTTATAATTCATTCCCTGCAACTGATACCCTTACATACTCAGATAGTGGCGCGCCAACCGGAGCTGTTGGTGGTATTACATTAACTGCTTCTAATGGTGTTACTGACTTTAATAAGCAATCTGGTGAGATATTATTTATTGAAAATCGTGATCCTATTCAAAGAAGTAGTACACAAATAGAAGATATTAAATTAATCCTTGAATTTTAAGAGAATAAAAAAATGGCAATTAGTAAAGTAAAAAGTATTTTTTCAACTTATACTTTTGATGACTCTGTTGAGACAAAGAATTATCATAGAGTGTTATTTAGACCGGGTGTATCAGTACAAGCCCGCGAACTTACAGAGCTTCAAACTAATTTGCAGCGACAAATTGATTATCATGGTCAATATAGTTTCGTAGATGGAAGCCGTGTTACTGGAGGTGAGCTTGCATTAGATGTTGAATATGATTATGTAAAACTTGAAAGCACATTTACTGATGGTACTGGAACATATAATTCAGAATCATTTATTACAACTATTGCAAATACTGTTGGTACAGTATTAACAAATGCAAATGGTGTTGAAGCTGAAGTAATTCAAATTATTAGTGAGGCAGGTACTGATTTAAAATCAAATTCTAATAAAAGCGGAATTTTATCTTCTGGCAATTCTTCTGATCCTCTTACAATATATATTAAGTACATTAAAGGTAGTGGTACTAATAATTCTAATTTATTTTCTATTGGAGAGGTATTAACATCAAGTACCAATGCTAATCACAAATTAATGGTTGGTGAAGGTACTAATATTGATAATGCTGGCGAAGATTCGACAATTCAAAATGCGATAGGTCAGGGGTCTAAAATAACAATTAATGAAGGTGTCTATTTTATGTCAGGCAGCTTTGTTTATGTTAGTGCTGACAATCTAATACTAGACAAATATAGTAATATTCCAAATAATATTATAGGCTTAAACGTTTTAGAAACAGTCGTATCAGCAGTCGATGATCCTGATCTAGTTGATAATGCACAAGGATTTCCTAATGCTTCTGCTCCTGGTGCAGATCGTTATAAAATCTCAACTCAATTAATTAAAGAGCCTCTTGATGCTCCTAATACAATATATACTAATTACCTAACTTTATTGCGAGTTCAAGGCGGAATAATTCAAAAGAAAATTGCTCCTGCTGCAGAGGTTGATACAGAATTAACTCATAGATTTGCAAATAGAACATATGAAGAATCAGGAAACTATTCTTTAAAACCATTCGTATTAGATATTAAAGAACATTTAGATAACGGATCTAATAATGGTTATTTAACTGCAGCTAACGGTGGTGATGCTGATAAGTATGTTGTTGGTATTGAACCTAATGTTGCTTATGTGCAAGGGTTTAGAACTGAAAATATTTCAACTAAGTTTATTGAAGTAGATAAACCGCGAGAGACTAGTGCTAGTCCTTTCGACTTCGTTGAAAAAGAAAGTACAACAAGTAGCTTACCTCTTGGAAATTACATAAGAGTACAAATTGATACTACTACTAACTCAGTTGGATTACCTGATATTAATAATTTTAGAGAGCTAGCTCTTGTTGATTCTTCAGAACTTGATCATGTTGCTTTGGTTGATACTGTTAATGATAGTACTGGCGCCACTCCGTTTCAAGCTACTGCTTCAACAGGTAGAGCCACGGGAATTTATAATGTAACAGATACTGGTGCTAGTGGTACTATTTGTACTTCAAATACTGCAGGCGGTGGTCAAGGAACTGGAGCTGAGTTTAAAATTACTATTGATCAATCTAAATTTGTATCAATTGAAGTTACAGAAGGCGGTGATGGTTATCATGTTGATAACGTATTTACCGTTAAAGGATCTGCGTTAGGTGGTACTGATACTACTCATGATCTTACATTTAATGTTGCACAACTTGGTGTCGGTAGAGCAAGATGTCGCGCAGTAACACCAGATACTACAGGCTTTTTAAGATTATATCTATTCGATATCATTATGACGAAAGGATCTTTTGCACAGGTTGATAGAGTAGAACAATTATCAACTGCAACTGATGGCTCTGCAGCTAATAGTTTTCATGCAATTTTACCTACACCAATCGGTGGAACTTCAGGTAAAAAGTATCTTGCAAAAGATAATTCTTATATATGGTCTTTACCTCATTATGGAATTAAGACGACTGAAACAGCAAACGACCCTAAACCTATTTATCAAATACAAAAGAAATTATATGTAGATAGTGCTAGTGCTGATAATGCACATACTTTTAGTAATGCATTAGCTATTGACGAAACATTAATATCAACTACTGGTATAGTGACGTCAATAGGTACCGGTACTGGTACTGATCTCGTAACTAAAGTTGATGCTACAGCCTCAGCGGGTACAGGAAATGATTCTCAAAATATTACAATAAATCATGATGATATTGCTAGTGGTGAAAGCCTCGCTGTAATTATTGTAGTACAAAAAACTGGAGCGGGAGATAATAGAAAAAACAAAACGTTTAATCAGGAAATAAATAAAGAATATACCTTTGATGGTAATAGTTCTTTACTCCTAGATGCATACGATATATACAAGCTTCATTCTGTAAAATTGGGAGTTAATGGTACTGGTGAAACAGATGGCAATGCTACTGATGGTGACACTCAAATAACTCTTACTTCAGCAACTTCAGGTAACGCAGAAATTGGAATGGGCGTAGTAGGCGTAGGTATTGTAAATGGAACAACTATTACTGATAAATCTGGAGATACTATAACCCTATCGATTGCAATTGAAGCCGATATCAATACTGGATCAACTTTATCCCTTATTGGAGCTGATGTCACCGATAAGTTTGATTTAGATAATGGTCAAACTGCCAATTATTATGGCGAAGGTAAGTTAATACCATTGCAAAAAATAGCTGCGGGTAAATTATATGTAACTTTTGATCACTATACACATAGTTCAGGAGAATATCTTGTTAAGGATTCATACCCAGTAGATAATGCCGTAACTGGACATTATTTAAAAGATATACCAAAATTTTCGTTACCTTCTGGTGAAGAAGTTGATTTAAAAGATTGCGTAGATTTTAGACCAGTAAAAGCTACAACCGGTTTTACAACAAATCAATATGGACTAACAGATGATAGTGTCTTTGATTATACACCATCATCTGGTCCTGGCGCTTCTGTTAACTCTCCTGCAATTCAACCGGCTTCTCAATTTATTTTTAACGGTCAAATATGGTTTCCTAGAATAGATAAAATTGTATTAGGACGTGATGGAGAATACCAGATATTAAAAGGTGTTTCAAGCGAAGACCCGGTTGAAATAGAAGATCCATCTGATTGTATGGTAATTGGAGTATTAAAAGTTAAACCATTTACGTATGATGCTCGAGTTGATATTATACCTGAAGTAAGAAATTATAAGCGATATACTATGAAGAATATTGCTGATATTGATAAAAGACTTAAGAAACTAGAATATTATACTTCTTTAAGTTTACAAGAGCAAGCTACATTTAATATATCTCTTAATGAAGTTGTGCAAAAACCAACTGCTGATGGTCTTACTACTTATGAAGATACTGTTGAAAGATTTAAAAATGGTATTTTTACAGATCAGTTTAAAGGCCATGGCAACGCACACGTTACGCATCCAAATTATTTCTGTTCTATTGATAGAAAAAATAACGTAGTAAGACCAATGTTTGATGAACAATGTGTTAATCTAGTTCGTAAACCTGGAGACAACGGGGCGGCTGTACATAATAGATCAACTTATTCATTACCATATACTAGTGTATCATTTATTAATCAACCTAATGCAACTGAAACAGAGTTTATTAATCCATATAATATGTTTGTATGGACTGGAACATGCCGACTATCACCAGATACGGATGAATGGAAAGATGTAGAACATTTACCAGATGTTATTGTTAATTCAGATGGTAACTTTAATCAAATGGTTGAGCTTTATGAAAAGGCCGGACTCGTAGGTCAATGGGATTGGGGCGAATGGGAAACAGATTGGGTTGGTACTAGTACTCGTACTCAGAATTTTACTTTCGGTGCAGTAGGAAATACAAATTGGCGCGATAGAGGAGGCTGGTGGCAGCCAGGAAGAAACGTAGGTCAAGTTACAACTACTACTACTAGAACTGGGCAATCGCGCGTAGGAACAATGGGTTATATTAAAGAAGATACTGTTACTACAGAATCAGGTGATAAGGTAGTAGAAGTTAATTATATACCGTTTATTCGTTCTAGAGAAGTTTACTTTACTGCTGAATTATTAAAACCCAATACTAAGCTTTATGCATTCTTTAATGGTGTTAACGTTACTAATTATTGTGCAGAAAAAGCATTCCAGGAATTTACAGATAGAACTAATGTAAGATTGTACACTAACCAAACACAACATACTCTTAGTAGTCGTGGCCAGTTAACGACTGATGCATCTGGTAGAATTACCGGGTCATTTTTGATTCCTAATACTGAGGCGTTAAAATTCAAAACTGGTGAGCGTATATTTAAATTAACTGATTCTCCATCAAATGATACTGCTAGTCTTAATGATGAAATGACTTATGCCGAAGCAACTTATCGTGCACAAGGTTTGATAGAGTCTAAGCAAAATACAATTGTTAATACTAAGGTTGCACAAATCGCACATCGCGAAATAACGGAAAATAGAGTTATTACTGAACGCAATGTTAACGATCAAAGAAGAGTAACTTGGTTTGATCCATTAGCTCAATCGATTTTGATAACAGAAAAAGGTGGTTGTTTTGTTACTGAACTTGATATATTCTTAAATACAGCTGATCCTTCAATACCAATTAATGTATCTATTAGAGAAATGTTAAATGGTTATCCTACTCAAAAAGTTGTACCGGGATCTGATACCGTAATTTATCCATCGACTGCATCATCAGGTACTACAAATGCAAATACGATGGTAGCTGGTAAAAAATATCGAATTATGACTTCAGGATCTAGTAACTTTACATCAGTAGGTGCACCAAATAATAATGTAGGTACAGTATTTAGAGTTTCTATTGAAGCGAGTCAATCTGCTATTAGTGCATTAGGTACTAGTGGTAAAGTTGACGAAATAAATGTATTATACACTGGCTCTGGTGGTAACGGTCCTATGATATCAGATAATGCGTCAGCTGCATTACCGGTTACATTCTCGAATCCAGTTTACTTATCTCAAGATCAAGAATACGCGATTGTGTTAATGTCTAATTCAGATATTTACAAGCTATTTGTAACAACACCAGGTAAAAATGATTTAACAACTGGTGCATTAGTTGATGGTAACCACTATGGTGGTTCTTTCTTCATGTCTCAAAATGCTTCAACTTGGACAGCTGATCCAAAACGTGATCTTAAGTTTAAGTTGTATAAAGCGCAATTTGAATCAAATGCAACACTTACATTTGTAAATGACAAGCTTCCAGTTAAAGATTTAGTCACAGATCCTTTCCTTGTATGTACAGCTTCTGCAACAAATAGCGCTGTACTCAGAGTAAGTCATCCTAATCATGGAATGATGGAAGGAAGTGGCGTTACAATTGCTGGAGCTACTTCAATTGGATCATTAACAGCTTCTCAAATAAACGGATATCATGTCATTAGGGATGTTGAAAGAGATTCATATGCTCTTGATCCTATAACATTTACGGGAACTTTATCTGAAAATAGTTATGGTGGTGGTGATAGTGTAACTGCAACCGAGAATATGATGATTGATGCATTTGTTCCTTATACTGAGATGCTAAACTTACCTGAAACTTCTGTATCAGCTGAATATAGTGGATTTAGCGGTAGATCACAAGATAATACTACTCAAGGTAAATTTGTAAAAACTGTTAATCAACCTTTAACATTTAATAAAACTAATTACCTAGATAATCCTCTGTGTATTGCTAGTTCAGCTGAACATAATCCAGGTGGAGGACTATCTCCTCTTGGTGGATTAAATAATGATATTGCAACTAATAAATCATTTGGTATGACTATATCTCTTAGTACTACAAATACTAATTTAACACCAATAATTGATGGAGATAGAACATCACTATTTTGTATTTCCAATAGAACAAATAGCGCAGTTACTTCTCAGCAAATAGGTAGTACTCAATATAATAAAACAACACATGGGCGAAACTATGTTGCAGATACTGCAGCTAAAGGTAATTCAAATCTTAATGCCTATATTACAAAAGAAGTTACTTTAGCTAATGAAGCAACACATCTCAATTTCTTTGCAGATGTATTTAAACCAGTAGGATCAGATGTTATTGTGTATTATAAGGCGCAAACTTCTGGTGATGATGTTCCATTTGATGATTTGCAATGGACTAGATTAGAGCCATTAGAACCAATTCCAGCAGATGATACTAATTTTGGTCCGGTTGAATATGAAGTTAACTTAGCAGATGTTCCGGAAGTAACAGATACATTTACATCATTCGCATTTAAAGTGGTATTCGTTGCAACAAATAGTAGTAGAGTTCCAATGATTTCTGATTTAAGAGCAATTGCGAGTACATAATATAATGTCATCAAGACTGATAATAGAAAATAATATAGACCTAGAACGTGATACTACGACTGGCGCCGTTATAAATACTAATAGTAGTTTATATCAAAAACGATTAAATCAAATTAAAGCTTTAAAAAGTCGTCAATCTGAAAAGAAAAAATTCGATGAAGAGTTTAATGATCTTAAGAATGATGTAGATGAAATAAAAACTTTATTAAAAACCTTATTAGCGAGTAAAGAATAATGTCAAAAGAAACCCTAGTAAATAAGTCAGAAACCTTCGAAGATTGGAGATTAAAAACTAATGAAGTATCATTAGATCTCGGATCGATTGCTAGTAATAGAACATATACTGCAGCAAGTTTAGATACTGAATCACGTTTAACTGATCAATATATTACACGAGATGATTTAGGTGATGGTGGTTTATATATTCGTGATGTTAGTAATCTTCCAGGTGGATTAGAAATTGACTATTCAGCTGATAGGTCAGTAGATAATACTGATGGTTATCTTATTCTTAATGCTGGTTCTACTACTAGATTTCCAAGTGGCACTTTAATCGCGCAATATGCTAATAATAGCACTAGTAGTACTCCTTTATTTAGTGCAACGGTTGTTTCTTGTTCTAATAAAAAAATCCTTCTGAGTAACATAGGTGGAACTGAAGGTTTTAATCCAACTCTAAATCTATATGATGCCGATGAAGTAACAGCCTTTATTGCGGCATCTTATTTAAAAGAAATTATAGTTGAATCATATCATCATGGTAATGTTCGAGTTTATAGAAGTCGTAATTATCAATTTGCCGGTAATGTAATCACTGGACAAACAGTAAATGCATTAATATTATCCGATGATACATATCATACTATTCAACATAACGAAAAAGTAACTTACACTACGCCAGAAACTGGAGGCATATACGGTAGTCCTGGTGACGTTACTACTTTTTATGTTATTAAACCAAAATCATATACAAGCACCGAGATCTTTTTATCTCTTACTTTTAATGGTAGCGCAGAAACTTTAGCAGCAGGTAGTGGAACACAGTCGTTATCAACTTCGAGGGTTGCATTACCTCAGAATATGAATCAAAATGGATTTCATATTGCGCCACAGCGACATTATGTTAGTACTAATGCATCGTCTATTCCAGCTACATTTGTAGAAGGTGAAGTATTATATCAAGGTACTCAGGGCTCTGAAACTTTCAAAGGTGTATTATATACTGCCGATATTTCAGGTGTTTTAATATTTAAAAGTATTTTAGAAGGTTCTTTCGATTCAAGCGAAGATCTTATATCTACTACTAATAATTCTGACTTAATAGCAAATGCAAATTTAACATCAAATATTATTACGGCTGATCCTACTATTGGTCAAATGATAGAATTTAATACACCTGCAGCTGCAGGTGATGATTATAAGGTATATTTTGGTAGTGCTGTTGACGCTGTACTTGAATTACAAGATGATGTTGGTACAGTAGAAAATCTACAAACAAATAATTCAACAGATTTAACAGTTGCAATTAATGAATTAGAACTTGGATTGCGCGGAACACGTAACAATTTAGTTGCAACAGATCTCGCTACTCCAATGTCTGCCAATGATGTTGTATCTGCATTGCTTGAGCATGAAGCAGATTTATTTGGTGCAGAAGGTGCTAGTAAAAGAACCTTGACAAGTTTGCTTACCAATGATCAAGCTAGTATTGTTGATTCAATCAATGAGCTAGAAACTGCTATTCGTGGTAATAGTTCAGCTCTTGTTGCAACAGATTTAGGTTCTACTTCAGGGCATCCAGCAATGGATGCCGATGATCTTGTAGCTGCGGTACTTGAGCATGAAGTTGATTTATATGGTACTGGATCTCAAACACTATCTTCCCTTGCAACTAATAACCAATCTAACTTTGTTGCATCGATTAACGAATTAGAAACAGCAATTAGAGGTACAAATGCTGGTCTAGTATTAACTGATTTAGGAGTAACACTTGCTCCATATAATAATAGTGCTGTAAATCTTGTAGACCATAATGAAGAACTACAGCGTGATATTGGTGATGTTACAAATGCTAAACTTGGTGTATTAAATACTCCAGACGTTTCACTAACTACTTCTGGACTTACTTCTAGCGCTACAAATATTCTTACGATGTCATCAAATCCTATTGATGCAGGCATTAAAGTTGGTATGTTCTTATCAGGACATGATACTATTATTGATGAATCGACAGGTGGAGGTTCATTTGTTACTGCAGTAAGTGCTACTAATGTTACAATATCTAGACCGTTACTTCAAGATTTAGCAGATAATGCAAGTATTACTTTTAAAGTAGAAGATCTTGTTACAAAAATTAAAGGCCTTGATGATTCATTAGGCGCATTAGATGCAATAAGCACATCTCCTTTTCACGCTGATATTACATATAATAAATCTACATTTAAAGATACAATCAATAGTATTACTACTGCAATCGGTAATGCTGATATTGGTACTGTTATTAATTCAGGAGAAAGTGATGCTGAAACTCTTACTTCAGCACTACTTAGACTAAGAACTGATATTGGTGATGTAGGTGATTCAGGTGCAAATATTTCTGCGGGTAACTATACTAACTCTACTACCGATTTAACATCTTCTGTTCTTGCAGCAGCTGTCGCTATGACAGGAAATGTTGAGTTTATTACGGCTTTCGATGCGGGTGGCGTTGGTAGCTTGGCTGAAAAAGCCGGATATAGTGCAACTGATTTACATGCCGCTATTAGAGAACTACAAACTTATGTTGGTGATGCAAGTACACTTAGTAATTCTGGTGACACTTATACTGTAAACTCACATGGTTCAGAAACTGGTACGGGAACAACAACTCTTAATTTAGTATCAGCCGCTGATGTAGCTGTAGATGTTGGTTATGAAGTTACTGGAACTGGTATTACCGGTACTGCAACCATAGTAGAAAAATTAAGTAGTACATCGTTTGTTTTAAATGCAACACATACTGTAGGTACCGGTGTAACAATTACATTTACTGAACCTACAGGATATGGTTTTGCTGATGATGTGGTAACTAATGCATTAATTGAATTAAGAACTGCATTAGTAGGTGGTACAGCTGATCTTACAGATAAGGTTAATACTCTTGACGATTCTGACGGTGCTTCTACTGACTTTAATTCAACCAATATTGTTGATGCAATTAGAGAACTTCAAGATGATTTAGGGCAACAAAGCTTAATTACACAATCACCTTTCCACGGTGATCTTCATGGTAACTATTCAAGTAGTACTTTTAAAGATGCAATTAATAGTATTACTGCTGCAATTGGTGCTGTTGATATTGGTGATGTAATTGATAGCGGAGATGAAACACTCACGAATGCAATTGCACAATTAAGAACTGATATTGGTGACGTTGGTACGAGTGGTGCTTCTCTTGATACTACTGCAACTGACATTACAGGAGCAATTAACGAGTTAGAAGATGATCTTTATACATCTACAACTGGTTCATTTACTGGTCTTACATCAACTAATTTCCAGGATGCTATTGAAGAAAATGTAGCCGAGCTCGGTGATGTTACAACAATTGCGACAAATGATTACGGTGCCAGCGGCTATGTTGCAACTACTGCAGTTACTGGTATTCAAGAATTACAAGCTGATGTTGCTAATCCTACCGAAGCAAGAATGGGTACTAATACAACTCGTGCTGTTACAACTGTAGGTGCAACTTCTAATAATACTATTACTGTTGCTTCTGGCGATACGGTTGGATTAGTACCTGGAATGACAGCAACTCATGCTAATATAACTTCAAATCAAACTATTGTATCTACTACTGCTACAACAATAACTTTAAGTGCTGCTGTTGATTCCGAAATTTCTGATGCCTCAACCGTAACATTTAAAGCAGAAAATCTTTCAGTTAAAACTCTTGCGTTAGATACAAATACTGGCGATGTTTCTACTGTTAATGATGCAACAGGTTATACTAATACAACTTTGGTTGGTGCTATTACTGAAATACAAACAGATATCGGTGATACAACTGCATCTAATATGGGTACAACATCATCTACTCTTGTTACAGCAATTAAAGAAATCATCGATGGTACTGGACAAGCTGATGTAACAGTAGGTGCAACGGTAATTTCAAGAGATAATGCAAATGGTGGTTTCCTTAAGAAAGTTAAAGGCGGATCTGGTGCTGATGCACAAACTATTGTAAGTAATTTAAACTTTAATTCTGCTGGTACAGTTGGAGATGCAAATAAAACTACATTTACATTTGGTCAAAATACTGTATTAGATTTAAGTGCAGCAACTCTTATTACAGAAGCAGCTAATGCCGATTTCACAACAACTGCTAAGAAAATTGTATTTAGTTCTACTGTTAAAGATGGTCAAGGCATTGAAATCGATCGTGACGCAGGTCCAATTGTAGATGCCATTGGTAATACTTCTATTGATCCTTCATTGCTATGGGTTGATCAAGAGGTGACAGCGATAGACGATACAAATCCTCCCTTTAATGTAGGTACTGTAGGTGGTGTAACTACTGGTGACGACGTAATATCATTGACATCAGCTGCAGGGGTCGAGATTGGAATGGTTGTATATGAAAACTCCGGCGGAATTATTCCTGACGGAACCACTGTTATAGGTATTAATCAAAATGATATAACTATATCTAATACTATACAATCGTCTCTTCCCGGTTTAAATGTATTTTTTAGAAGACATAACCGAAGTGATCTTGCATGGAAAGTAAAAGGATTTAAGCCTAGTACCAATCCTAGTGCAGCTGATGCTGGTTATGAAACTTCAAACCTTGATTTTTATAATGCTGGTAGATTATTTGATAGAGGTACATCAGGCCTTGATAATACAGAAAATGGTGTAATTGTTACATGGGATCCAGTAAATCAACATTTTAATACCACATTAGAAACTATTTCAGGTGTTTCAGGTACGGTCGGTAGTAATACTAGAGTACCAGTTATTACTGTTGATAGCTTTGGTCGAATAACAAATGTTACTACTTCAGCGATTATAAACGCACTTGGTACATTTAAACTTCAGGCAAGTGGGGTTTCTAACCAAGTAGTTATTGGTACTGAAGATATTATCGATATAAAAGGTACTGCTAATCAAATAGAAACAGATTTAACGTTCCAAGCTACTGGTGCAGGTACATTTAATAATGTTACAGTAGGATTAACTGATGATGTAGAAATTAATGAGACTCTTACTGTCAGTGGCACTGACACATCTACTTCATCATCTACCGGTGCATTACTTGTAGCTGGTGGTGCTGGTATAGCCGAAAACTTAAATGTTGGAGGCGATTTAAATGTTGGTGGTTCTATTTCATCTGCTACTGGATCTTTCTCATTCTCTACAACATCTGCTACAGTATCATCACAGCAAATTATACTAAATGCATTATCGACAGTTGCAACAACAGAAACTCCAGCATCGACTGGTCAAGCATATATCCCAGCTGCTAGTTTTGTTGCTCACCGCGGATTCCAATCAACTCCTATTGCTGGAGCCATTGGTGACTTAATAGTTGGTAAAAGATATCAAATTATTTCATCTGCTGCAAGCGCTGCAATTACATCAGATGAACAAGTTGCTTTAAGAACTGTATCAGGTGCAGATTCAGAGACTGACTATTCAAATAACGAAATATTTACTGCTGTAGTAACTGGTGATACTGATTTAGGTGGTTTTACTAATATTACTCTTAGAGAGCAAAATATTGAAGCTAAAATTGCATGGAATGAAGGTACAGATCAATGGGAACTATATAGAGGAAGTGAAACTTCTAACGGTGCAATTGTGGCTCAAGGTGATACATTTACCGGAAGACTTGCAAGAAATACTCAATTTGATTTAACTGGAAGCTCAGTCTCAGAAAACCATAATTTAACAATGGTTTCAAGTACTGGTGAAACCAGCGATTTATATGAAGCTCAACGATTAGTATTTAATCCAGTAAGATCTGATTTAAAACTTAACGGTAAGATGGCAATTGGCGCAACTGGTGCTGTAGACGGGCAATCTTTCTATTATCCTGAAGCTCATCTTCATATTAAAACTAATGTAGATAATGAAGATGCTAAAATAATAGTTGAATCTAATCATGATAATGATTCACCAAACTCTAATGCAGTCGTACGGCTCTATCAAGGAGGTAGAAACGTTTCTGGATCTTTAAGATTAACAGGAGTAAACGATACGAGTGTAACAGGAGGAAGAGATAATACTTTACTGCTTGATTCATCATCTCATTCATCAACTGGTAGTGAATCTGGTTCCATACAGTTTGCAACTGGTGGTACAATTACACATGAAGATAGTCTTACCACCATTCCTTTAGATAGTACATCTGAGTGGCTCGGCTTTAGAAATATTTTCTATATAGATGAAGAAAGTGAAACTGGCCAAGGGAATTATGCATTTGGTTATGATCCAATGGACGGTGTCACATACCAAGATAAAATAATGAGTGATCCGATTAGGAGTACACAAAAAATATCCTTTGATGATAATACTGGTATAGTTTCATTAGCATCTAATACAATTATGTATACTGTGGGTTTATATACAACTCCAAATAATCCTAGTACTGATATAGGTAAAAACGCAGATGAAACTGATGGTGGTGCATACGCTGAAGTTATAAGCTTTTTAGAAGATGAAAATTGGAGAGGTCGAACAATCTATATGTCTGGACAAATAGATCCTGGTGTTTATGATTCAAATAACATGCATGAAAGATATATAGTAGAAGCTTTTATTAAATATATTATAAAATCAGATCTTGGTAACGGTCAATTTAATTATTCAGAAGGTCCAAAATCATCTGTTAATCTAAGAACTGGTTTAGATAACAATGGAAACTTTAGTCTTGCTTTTGCTGTTCCTACTAATAATACTGTACAGTCTCATCAAACCATTTTACCTCAAATGGGTTTTTCAGTAAAAGGTATTAATGCAAAACCAGGTACAATTCAGGCTGATGGTGATCTTGATATTAAAAATCTTTCGGCAACATATTCAGCTTTAACTATTGGAGATGAGGCTGATATTGCACTTAATAATCCTACAATTACTACTAGTCCGATTGTTCGTATGACAATTGATGGTGAAACTGGCAATATTGGTGTTGGCCATACTAATCCATTAAGTAAATTAGATGTTCACGGTAACTTTAGAGTAGAAGGTGATCAAACTTCAAGCTTCCCAGTTGATGCAGGTGTAGATAATGATCAGGCACATACTGCAGTTTTTGCACCAAATGATCTATCTCAATATAATACACTAGATTCTGCCATTGGTTCACAACTAAAACAGGCCGTATTTGTTTCTAGAGGTGCTCTTGGTGGTGACTTAAGCTACCTTGATATAACTGATGTTCGAACAGTAAATAGTGATGATACTATTCAAGGATCGTCCAAACGTATACAACATCGTGTAAGCGGTAGTCAAACTAGTCAAGGTATTTTAAGTGGGTTTGTATCATTCCCAGGCGCAGGTAATCTGGTTGAAATTGGTGGTGTACACAGTTCAGTAGATAAAGTTGGTATATCAACTAACTCTGGCGGCCCTACTCAAATATTCCATAACATAGCAGCCGCAACGAGCTCAAGTAAGAAACTTGAAACAAATAGTGGCGGTGTTACAATTACAGGTGATTTAACTTCTGATACCGGTACAATTGGTGGAATAAAATTCTCTGCTGAAAATGCTAATGAAAACTTTATAGCATTTAAAGGAACAACTGGTGATGATGATAATGGTGGCTATACTCATACATTTATAGGTGAAAGAATCTATGATGGCACCGAAAAATCAGAATTATTATTCTTTAAAGGCGACGATGATCATACCGGCGTATTGGGTGCGCCTAGCCAGCCCGATAGAATTAGACATTTTTCCGGTCAGCACGTTTTTGACGTATTTAATACCGACACATCAGGTTCATTCGACGAGGTAGGTTCTAGCTCTAATGCAACCAGAGCAATGACAATTAATCCAGATGGTAAGATTGCTATTAATACAAGCAATGTTGCCGATTTAAGTTATCAGTCTAACTGGCCTCTGGGTTCAGCTTTAACTATTCATGATAATAATTCGTTTAGCCCAATAGGATCTCAAGCTACTTTACACCTGGTTAACACACAAACACCATCAACTGCCTTTGGTTCAAGTCCTGCAATTCAATTTAGTGCAATGCATAACTGGAGCGATGGTAACAACGCGCATTCTAATCCAGGCTATATAGGCGGACCTTATATCCGAGCATATAAGGATTCGGTAGAAGACGACAATTATAGCATGGGGTTAAAGTTTGGTACTCATAAGCAAGATTTTATTGAGCCACGTTTTGCACTAGTAATTGATTCAGATCAGAAAGTTGGTATTGGTACCGAAACTCCTACAACTCCATTAGATGTTTCAGGAACAGTTAATTCAACTGCAGTAACTACCGGTACAATTGATACTACTGGTGATATACGAATTGGCAATGGTACAATGAACGGTAGTCTATTTACTGGTGAAATTAATGCTGTTGATACCGGTATCAACAACCAGAATAATCGCCATATATATATAAATGCGGGTGAGTCATGGGCTTTATCTGATAATGCAGATCGCATTGCCGATCAGAATACTGAAAAGGTTTACATCAATGCTGAATATGGTTTAGAAGTTACTTCGCATCCGGAGAATTGGCTAGCTCTTAATGGCGCGACTGCCGGCTGGGCTGGTAAAAATAATCCTGTTAAAATAAACCAGGCAGATGGTAGTTCAGAGTTTAATAAAATAAGCCATACTGGTTTACAAATGACTTCTGGTACTGATATTGATCAGTTGTATACTTATACTCTTCCAACACCCGCTGAAAATACTGATTGGCAGTATACTGGAATTACTTCTGATGATTTATCTACTGGTACATATATGGTTCAGCTATATATACAAGAAAACGGTACAGGTGGTCAATTTGATGAAATTTATAGCGGTACTATGTCATGGTGGGCTGGAGCTACAGCCGCCAACGAAAGCGATGAAATATTTTTACATAATGCTGGCAGTGAATCTTTTTCCGATGGCGCTGATAAGAAAAATTGGGGCTTAAGAACACAAAGAACCTCCCTTGCAGGGGTGTTCGTTCAACGAGAGTTAGCTTTACAAATAAGATCAACATATACTACTAGACCCGCCGGGGCAACATATACAATTAAACTTAGGAGAATGATATAATAATGGCTAACTATAACTCAAATTCAGGATCGCGATTTATCGACGGCATTGTTGTAGGCGGTGAGGTTTACGCAGAATCTAATATTTATTTACCTGAGGCCGACACCAATCAGTTTGGTGTTCTTAATAAAGGTCAAATATATTTTGGAGATCGTGGTACCGGTGCGTATGATTTTAAAATAGGAACTACTACTGATAATACTAATGGCGGTATTATCGAGGCAGGTGCCGCGGCACCCATATATATACAAACTGGTGGTGATAATGATGCGGTATACATAACAACAGACGCGAGTAACGCTGATGGAAATGGAGATTTTATTGCAAGCTTTAGTAAAGGCCACGGCGTTAAGCTAGGCTATAAAGGCTATCATGCCCTGGAGACAGCACAACGTCCCGCGAGTTACACATTCAATAATAATAATATACCTTATCCACTTGGGATTAACGTAGTCGGATCGTTTCCGGGAGAAGATTATGAATATACTTTAGATTCTTTTGTAGAAACTGGTAGTGTTACCTTTGCTACCGGTAACACGAGTGGATACAAGGCTCAAATTGGTTTACGTAATAATACAACTATTCCTCATACTTATATCACTGCTGATGATTCGACGTTTGTAGATGATAGTCGTTCATTGAATTTTAATATAGACAATGGACCCGATAAACATAATGCATATTTTTCTTGGTCAACGTCGTCAAGTGATTACTCCACGGTATTTGTCACGGATAATACTAATAACAATATTGATGATGGTGTACTTAAAACTGATATAATGCGATTGTATGAGGCACCAGTGGTCGAAGGATCAACGTTAACGGGAGTCGTACTAGACATCGGGTATTATGATAATCACCCTAATAGTCCATCACGATGGAGAACTAACTTAGGCGTTATTGACTCGTATCCTGATGCCTCCCCTACAGCCATAGTAAAAGCCGATTTATTTGAGGGCCAAGCTGATACAGTTAAGGCGCTAAATAATGCTGCAGGTACTCTAAATACAGATGATTTAGCCGAAGGTAGTACTAATTTGTATTTCCTCGACACGCGAGCTCGTAACGCGATATCTCTTACTACTGGTGATCCAGCTGAGGGTGGATCGCTGTCATATGTTAATGGTGCATTTACATTCAATCCTGTAGCAGAAAGCGCTTATACGGTTACCCTCGGCGAAGAAATGGCGACTGTTGATTATACTAAAGGTATAGCTTCTTTTAAAGCAGGTGATTTTTCATTAACTGATGGCCACGTTGAATTAACTACCCTCATAGATTCTCATATAGGCACTAATGCTGACATTCAATTATCTAAATTAGAAAATATTTCAAATGATAGATTACTAGGTAATGTTGCAGGGGATACAGGTGATGTTGCTGAGCTCACACCTGGAAATGTTCGTACTCTTTTAAATGTCGAAGATGGTGCAGATAATTATGGTTCATTTAACATATATAGTGGTAAAGCTGGATATTATGAAGATTCAGATAAATTTATTGGAGTAAATTCCGATGTAGCTCTTCATTTAAATGAAGAGCTGGAATCGCTTCAAGCTACCTCTGGAACAGATATGATTTTTGTTCCGGGTGGAGGTATAGAAATAAGCACTGCGCTTGTTCAGCATGAAGGCAATGAAGACACAATACTTATAGGGATTAATACAAGTGCGACTGATACAACATATACAGGAAATGGTGAGTATGGTATTACAATTGAGGAAGAGATTGATATAAGACTTAAAGATGATAGACGCCGTAATAGCGATAATGCGCGCGTTATGACTGGAAATACAAGTGAATATATTGCATTTAACCCACTTCCACTTGATTTAACTGACATTGATTATCTCAACCCTGAGGCTAATCCAATCATTGATTCTATTCAGTTTTTTACTAATAAAGCTGAAGAAATGAGACTGCTAAAGTCAGGCGACTTACATGTCAATGGCGATATAGTTGGTTTTTCTAATACAATTTCTGATGAAAGGTTAAAGGAAAATATCAAAACCGTTGATAATGCTTTAGACAAAGTGAGCCAATTAAATGGTGTTACGTTTGACTGGGAAAGAAATGGTGCAGCTTCTGCTGGTTTAATTGCACAAGATCTCGAGGCAGTATTGCCTTCGGCCGTAAAGGAACAACCGTTGCCTCTTCATGCTGGTAATGAAATATATAAGACAGTTGAATACTCTCAGGTAACTGCTCTTTTAGTCGAAGCAATTAAAGAGTTAAAAGAGCAAAATGCTCAACTAAGAGCTGATATTGAAGAGCTTAAGAATATAAATACTAGTAAATAGGATAAACAAATGGCCGTTATTTCAAATTTAACAGTAGATCAAGGTGCAACATTTAACGCTGAAATTGAAGTGACAGATAGCGTTGGTGATGCATTAAATCTTAATGGATATACCGCTACGGGGCAAATAAGAAAAACATATAGTTCTTCTACTGCAATTGATTTTTCTACTGAAATACCTTCTCCTGCATCTAATGGAAAAGTTGTAATTGGTTTAACTGCTACGCAAACCAATTTAATGAAAGCTGGAAGGTACGTATA